GTATGTTTTGATATAGCATATCTTCCTAAAGGATGGAGTTTGGAAGATTGGAGAAAGTATGTCAAAGAGAATAAAATGGCTATTTATGATTCCTCAACAATGAATCATTGTGGAGACCATCCTTGTAGTTCTCCTGTGGAGTTAAGAAGATTAGAACCCTCTTTAATTAAGAGAGATACTCTTACAATAGATAAGCAACAAGTAATAGAAGGGTTATTTCAATGAAGACAGACTAGACATTGTTAATGCTTAAGTTTGGATATAGACAAGTTATTAAGTATGCTAAAGAACTAATTGAAGTAACTGAAAAACTAGGATATACAAATGAATAGGCATTTATAAATTTTGAAGATGAATTAAATGAATTAAGTATAAAAGACCATAATAATAAGTAATATGATTAAAAGAGAATTTGACAGTATTGATGAATTGGTAAATTTTTTCTGTAAAGCTTTAGAAAATGCAGAAAAGAACGAAAAAGAGAATTACAACAATACCACAAACAACATTAAGGTTAATTATGAGTCTCCACAAGAAGACTTAATTAACAGACTTAAAGAACAAAACAGAAAGTATTATTCAGAAAACAACAATTTGAACAGACAAGTGGAATCTCTTAACAAGGCTCTAAAAGAAGCTGCTGATACATCAGATAGATTTTCTGAAGAAAATAAGGTATTGCTTTTAGAAAATCAAAAGTATGCTAAGGAAAATGCTTCCTTGAAAGGGGGACCTTATAATAAGGACTTCTATATTAGTGTGATGAGTAATCTTGGTAGAAAGATTGTTGATGAATATGTGTTGTGGCTCAACCTTTGTAAGGCTTTAAAGCTTGAAGATACTGAAATGTGGGATACCATCAACGATGATATGTATGATAAAATTCCAGAGTGATTATAATTTGATTGATTAATTAATAAGGGAGAAATCCCTTATTGTCCTATGGTGTAATGGTCGAGCACAAGACACTCTAAATGTTTTGGTCAGGGTTCAAGTCCTTGTGGGACAACAAGTTAGATATGAAGATAACAAAGTTTAAATATAAAGAAGTAGAGTATAGTACTTGGAGTTTAGACGATTTTTTAAAAAAGAAGAAAATACCAAGAGAGGAAATACAAATCATTGAAGAACCTGTTGAACAAGTATAGATGGATGATAGACCAAAATATTACTTTAAGAACAAATATACAGGAGAAACAATAGTTAGTATTTATAATAATCTATATAATTTAAAACAGATAATAAACATAGAAGATTGGGAAAACCTAAATTAAATAATTATGGTAAGTAAAGCAAAGAAAGAAGTAGAAAGTACTGATTACAAGAAGTTCATTAAAGAACATTATGTAAGTGTGCATAAATCAAAGTTCTCTAATCCTAAAACTCTTATGTTAGTAGCGTTGCCAGATAATAATGAAGTAGTGACTACATTTGATACTTTAGAAGCATCCACAAATGTTGCAATGGGGACATTGTTTGGAAGAAGTGTTTGGGAAACAAAGGTTTGGGTTTCTCCTATTAAGAAGCCTTTCTTTAATAATCATGAATTCTTGACTTTCGCCACTGTAATGTTTGGCTCTAAAGAACTTGCAGATAAAGCATATAAACAACTGAAAGAAATACTTGATGAATAATAATCAAGTGTAAGCCTCTGTAGTTCAAGGGATAGCAACATTACTCTTCTAAAGTAAAAATGAAAGTTCGAATCTTTCCAGGGGTACAAATAATAATTTAAAATAATTAAGTATGGAAGAAAAGAAGAAAAGATTTAATCTAATGAATGTGTTGCTTGCTATAGTTATTATAGCAATGTGGGTTTATTCCTATATTTCTTTAGATAATAATACATTTACTAATAGCAAGCTGCTTGCTCTTGCCGCAGCAACATTTGCTTGGTGTGTTTATCTCTTGTGTTTTTCAATAAATCCTTTTCTTGAGAAAATAGAAAAACTTGAAGAAGATAAACTTGAATTACAAGCTAAGATGGAACAAATGAAGAGTGATTTAAAGAAGAAATCAACTAAAAATAAGAAGAATGACTGATAAGGAAAAAGAAGAATATAATTCTATACCAGTATTATACTGTAAGGAATGTTTATCACTTAGAATCATAGGATGGGACGATTAGAGTTGCTTCTGTGATGAATGTGGTAACACTAATATAGGAAAGGCAAGCATAGAAGCTTGGGAAGATTTATATGAAACTAAATACAAACATAAATATTTGAAATTATATGGAAAAAAATCAAAGCAAGACAGTCAATATGACTGGTAAGGAAGTTAAGAAGGAAGAAACTAAGAAAATCTCTTACGAAGATTTACAGAAGGCTGCTGGTCAATTGTATCAGCAAAACCAACAACTGATTAGTAAGTGCAAGCAGTATGAAGAGCAAATGCAAAGACTTAATAATGTTGAAGTAAGACTGCATTATCTCTTTGAAGTGTTGGATAAAGGTAGTTATTTTGATAATGATTTTATTGATGTTTGTGTCAATGAAGTCAAGGAAATCATGACTATTAAGGAAAAAACTGAGGAAGAAAATACAGAAGAGCGAGAAGAAAGTAAGGAGTAATTATGGGAACTTTACCAAATGTTGATAGTGGTATAAGGATTCCTTGTAAAGACACTCTTGATTTCTATGAGAAATGGTTTCAAATACTAAAGCCTATACATAAACTAAATGCTACAGAAATAAGGGTTTTATCCACCTTCTGTAAATTTAGGGAAGAATTAGGCAGGGATATAAAAGATAGTGAGTTATTGGATGAATATTTATTTAGTGTAGAAACCAAAGCTAAAATTAGAGAAGAGTGTGGGCTGTCAGCATCAGGATTTCAAGTTTCCATGCACAAGCTTAGAAGAGCAGGAGTGATTGCTGACAACAAGATTAATCCTAAACTTATACCTAACATAAAGGATAATACTGGCTATAGATTGCTTTTATGGTTTGATTATAGAAAGAATGAATAATCTTGAAAGAGCATATAAAGAAGTTGCTGAAGAGCTTGGTATTGATAGGGATATTGTAAAGAGCTTATATTCATCATATTGGGAGGAAATAAAGAAGCATATAAGCTCTTTACCCTTCAAAGAAGGTATGACAGAAGAAGAGTTTAACAAGATGAAAACCTGTATAAATATCCCTTCACTAGGTAAATTATATTGCACTTATAAAACTTATTTAAAAACTAATCAAAGGAAGAAGTATGTTAGAAGTAAAGAAAGCAAGACCAACATTTAATGGGGTTTTTACAACTTATGAGTTGTTTGATAAGGACCAATTTGATAAAAATGGTTTGTTGATTTTTACCAAAGGAACAATTAAGCCTTGGCAAAGAGTAGTTGCAATTGGTCCTTTTGTAAAGACAGTTAAAGAAGGAGACCTTGTTAAGGTAAGTCTTGGTAGATATGCAATAAAAAGATTTGAAGAGAATTCCATTAAGAGAGATTTAATGGAAGAAAAGATTATTGACTATAGACCTCCTTTTGAGTATATTGAAGGTGTAAAGTATATGCATATTCAAGATAATGACATTATGGTCATTTATGATGAAGCAGAGGAAGTTGAATATGATAAGAATCCAGCATCAGATATTGTGATAGTTAAGGATGATATAATTACAGCCTAATTAAAGGTTTCGTTGTTTTTTTTTTCATTTTAAATATGTTTTTTGGGAGATGTAAATCTCCCTTTTTGGAGATGAGAATCCTTGGGGAAAGGACACTGCCTGCTAAGCAGATGGTACTTTAATTAGTATGAGTTTCGATTACTCCTATCTCCGCTAGTCCTAAATAGTTGGCAGTTGCATAGAGAATATGCTAGAAAGACTACTCAATTATGGCATCTATAGACCATCAAAACTGCCCGTGGAATACATTGAGAGGACTAAAATGGGCCATTAGCTCAATTGGCAGAGCACCTGATTTGCATTCAGGAAGTTATGGGTTCAAATCCCATATGTGTCCACTAAAAAACGTAGTTTTAATTCTTAGGGAGGAGAAATTCTTCCCTTTTTTATAAAAAACAAGGAGAAGAAATATGCATTTAATAGAAGTAGAAAATTTTGAAATGAGAATTACAGAAGAGTTTTTCCTTGCTAAGCCTCTAAGAGAATTATACAATAAGTATTATTAGAAAGATAATGAGAAGTTTATGGAATATCTTTCTGTAATATATCATTATGCTGACCCTAGAAGTTCCTATAGTTATATTATTGATGATAATGAAAGACTACAAGAAATAATTACTTAGGAAGGTTTAAGCAAAGGATTTAAACTTACTAAAGAACTATAGGAATGTATAGAATGCTATAAAACTCATGTTATAACATTGAGTTATAGATTGTTATAGTCAACAAAGATAGCTATAGACAAGCTTAGTAATTACCTTGAAAAGATAGATTTTGATGAAAGGGATGATAAAGGCAAGGCAGTATATACTATTAGCTCTATTACACAGGCTATAAGATAGATTCCACAACTTTCCAAAGATTTACTTGAAGCAGAGAAAATCATTACTAAGGAAATTGAGGAGAATGGTAGAGCAAGAGGTGGTAACGAAAATAAAGCAGTATTTGAAGATGGCATTAGTTTTGACGAATGAATATAACACTCCTATAACTTAGGAATTACTTGATTTATATGACGAGGAAATATAGGAATAGTTTCTTTGTTTTATAAATGAAGTACCTTACATAAAAAACCTAATTTCTCCTAATAGGAAGAGAGTAAAGGATTTACCTAAGGATGAATAGGGTAGAGTTATTGTAGACTTGGAGAATCCACATATCCTTGAAGATATGGATTATTTCAGGCCTTCTGCCATTCATTTTGAAAAGTATGGATGTTATACTAAACTAAGACCTAATGGTAATCCTAAAAGTGAGTATGGCAAGTGGATTAGAGAGGAATATAGAAGATGTTTTGAAGGTTATGTCAGAGAGTCTGATGGAGAATGGATTCCTGGGGATTATTATTTCTTCTTAAATTATTGTCCTATTCTTCTTACAGAAGATAATGGTAATAATTCAAAGAGTGGTAGAAGAAAAGTAGGCTTTCCTAGAGTATGGGATGGTCACTATTTAATGTTTCATTATTTATATAGGGCTAGAAACAATGGTAAACACGGATTTATCCTTGCTTCCAGAAGTAAAGGTAAATCATTAAGTGTTGCCTCAATGTTAGGCAAAAGATTTGTCTTAGGTGAGTTTAGGGATGTTATGAAGAGAGTAACATCATATATAACAGCTGCTGATAAATCAAAGCTTATAGGAGGTGACCAGACATTAAATAAATTTTAGGCTATTATAGACCATTTGGCTTAGAATACAGAGTTTCCTAGGAAAAGACTTTTGTCTTCCCTTAATGATATGACCTGGACTATGGGATATAAAGACCTTGATACTGGCACTTAGAAGGGTTCTTTAAATACTGTAGTAGGTGTTTCCTCAGCTGATAATGCATCAAAATTAAGAGGTACTAGAGGTGTTCTTTATGTGTTGGAAGAGGCGGGAAGCTTCTAGAATCTAAAAAAATTATATGCAAACTTAAGACCTTCTGTTGAAGAAGGTTAGAGAGCTTTTGGTTAGATTGTAGGTATTGGAACTGCTGGTGACCAAGAGTCTGACTTTGCTGGTATGTAGGAAATTATGTATCATCCAATAGGTTATAGAGTATAGGAAGTAAAGAATGTGTATGATAGGATTGGTTATGGTAAAGAATATTTTTCCTACTTCTTCCCAGGCTATATGAATTATGATGGCTGCTATGATGAGAATGGTAATTCTGATGTAGTAAAAGCCTTGCTTATAATTCTTTAGGATAGATTCTAGGTTAAGTATAACACTTCTGATGTAAATGCTATTACCAAGCGTATTGCAGAAATTCCTATTGTTCCTTAGGAAGCTATTCTAAGATATGGCTCTAATATGTTTCCAATTACTTAGATTAATGAAAGAATAGCTTAGATAGATAGTAATCCAGCATTTTATGATGATGTTTATGTAGGAGATTTGGTTCTCACAAAATCAGGAAATGTAGAATTTCAAATAAGTGATAAGTAGCCTATTAGGGATTTTCCTTTAAGCATGGAAGAAAATCAAAGGACTGAAGGAGCTTTGGAAATATATGAAATGCCTGTTAAAATTAATGGAAAAATACCTGAGGGAAGATATATAATAGGATTGGATAACTATGAGAATGATGCTGCAAAATCAATGTCTTTAGGTTCTATGTTTGTATTAGACTTATTTACTGACAGAATTGTGGCTGAATATACAGGAAGACCTCCTTTTGTTGATGACTTAAATGAGAAATGTAGATTACTATGTATATTTTATAACGCTAGATGTCTCTATGAATGTAACAAAAAGGGTACTTACTCTTACTTCTCAAGAATGAACTCTTTATCATTGCTTGCAGATACTCCTGAATATTTAAGAGAGAAACAGCTTATTAAATATTCAAATTGGGGAAACTCAAGTAAAGGAGTTCAAGCAACAATGCCTATTAAAGCTTTTGGTTTAGGTTTAATTAGGGATTGGTTACTAAAACCTATAGTAACAGAAGTTACTAATGATGAAGGAGTTACAGTCCAAATAACATTACCTAACCTTTATTACATCAAAAGTAGGGCATTATTAAGAGAGCTTGCTTCATTTAATCCTGACTTAAATGTGGATAGAATAATGGCTTTATTACAAGTAATGCTTTATAGAGAAGAAAAAATGATTCTATATTAGGGAGATATGGGTAAATTAAATGAAGAAGTGGAAGATAAAGATTACTTAGGTAACGATGAATTCTTTACTACTAACTATGATAAAAGGTTTAGTGCCAAGATAACAATGAAGATACTTTAGTAGAATTAATTATTAATAAATGCCATGCTTAATTTTTTGATTGAGTATGGCATTTGTGTTTATTGTTTTTTGTATTTTTGCGCCCAAATAGAAGAATAATATGGAATTTGGAATAAATACTTTCCCTGAACAGCAAATCCCCAACAGAAGTAAGACTGCTCGTTGGGCTAAGAAGCATTTGGATTGGGCTACAAATTCCAATTCCAGTGTAATTGAAGCTGTTAGGAAATCATATAGACATAAGAAGATTAATGAGGATTTATGTCTAGGAAAACTAGATATGAGTGATTTACAGTTAATCTTAAACCCTGATTAGATTGAAGCAGGATATATTCCTGAAAAGATACAGCATTACCCAATTATGAATGCCAAACTACAAGTCCTTATGGGAGAAGAGTCTAGAAGACCTTTCAACTATAGGGTTGTAGTGACCAATCCAACTTCAATAAGTGATATTGAAGAATAGAAGAAATAGGCTATATTCAATGATTTATAGCAGTGGGTAATGAATCAATCTCAAAGTGAAGAAGAAGCCAAAGAATAGCTCTAGAAGATAAATAAATACTATAAGTATGAATATCAAGATATTAGAGAGAGAAGAGCTAATGAACTACTAAAACATTATTAGTCGGAATAGGACTTTAGGTTATAGTTTCATTATGGTTTCTGGGATGGCTTGGTTCTTGGAGAAGAGATTTATCAATGTTTTATAAATAATGGAGAACCTTATCTTGAGAAGATAAATCCTTTTGAGATTGATACTTATATGTCAGGCTATTCAAATAAGATTGAAGATGCTGATGTAGTGGTAATTACTCAATATTGGAATCCAGGTAAAATCTTTGATACTTTCTTTAGTGATAAGGATTTTGCTAGAGTTTCAAAAACTCTTATGAAGCAATACAAGGACTTTACACATGAAGGAGTTGGAGAGAGCGATGAATATGATGATACTGCTGCATACATAAAAACTGATGAAGAAGGTCATTTTATATTTGACCCATTTAATGCTTATGGAGAACACATGGCTGACTCAATGCCTTATGACCCATTTGGTAATATCAGGGTAGTAAGAATGTATTGGAAATCCAGAAGAAAATGTAAGATAGTTAAGAAGTATGATACTGAAACTGGAGAATCTTATACTGAATTCTATACAGATGAATATATAACAGACTTTGATGCTGGAGAGGAAGAGCAAATAGTTTGGATTAATGAAGCTTGGCATGGAGTAAAGATAGGTAAGGATGTATATGTAGATATGGGACCTATGGAAATCCAATACAACAGGATAAACAATCCTTCATTGTGTCACTTTGGAATTATAGGTTCTATTTATTCATATAATGGTAGAAAACCATTCTCTATGGTTGATATGATGAAGCCTTACAATTATCTCTATGATGTAGTTAAAGATAGACTTAATAAAGCTCTTGCATCGGACTGGGGTACTATGCTTGATATGGATTTTGCTTTAGTTCCTAAAGGATGGGATGTAGAGAAATGGTTATACTATGCTAAGGTTAATCATATTAGAGTTAGAGATTCTGCAAAAGAAGGCTCTGGATTCTTGCAAGGAAAAGCTGTTGGTTAGTTAAATAATGCTTCTCAAGCAGTATTTTCAACAAATATTGGTAATCTTATATAGCAATATATTAACCTTCTTGAATTTATTAAAGCTGAAATGTCTGAAGTAGTAGGTATTTCAAAACAAAGAGAAGGTTAGGTAAGCAATAGGGAAACTGTTGGTGGTGTTGAAAGAGCCACTCTTCAATCCTCTCATATTACAGAATGGGTGTTTATAACCCATGAAAATCTTAAAAAGAGGGTACTTGAGTGCTTCCTTGAAACTGCAAAAGTTGCAATGAGGGGAAGAAGCCTTAAATTCCCTTATATCACTTCTGATATTTCCCAAAGAATAATGGCTATTGATGGTGATGAATTTGCAGAGAGTGATTATGGTTTGATAGTGGATAATTCCTAGGGAATTGAAGAATAGACTCAAAAACTTGATATGTTGGTTCAAGCTGGTCTTCAAAACTAGATGATTAACTTCTCTACTGCAATGAAGATATTCTAGACTTGTTCCATTGCAGAAAAGGTAAGAATGATTGAACAATCTGAAGATGAAATGATTTAGAGACAACAACAAATACAATAGCAGCAACAGTAGATGCAACAACAACAACTTGAATCCTAGGCTTAGATGTAGGATAGAGAATTTTAGTTTAAAGATTAGATAAATCAAAGAGATAACGAAACCAGAATTCTCATTGCTTCAATGAATCAATAGTAGGATTTAGATAACGATGGTATTTCTGATAATCAAGAAAGAGAAACCTTATTGGAGAAGATGAGAGAATTTGATGAAAATATGAAATTGGAGAATGACAAATTCCTTCATTAGAAAGAATTGGATAAGCAAAGACTTGAATTTGATAAATAGAAGAATGAAAGTGACAATCAAATTAAAAGAGAACAAATAAGAAAACAAAATAACAATAAAACTTAGAAATAATGGCTATAAACAATTTAAATCCAAGGAGAACTGTTTGGTTTTCTCCTCATGAGCCTTCTAATAAGTATGATATATGGCTTTCCAAGAATGCACATCTTGATGAAAATGGAGAACTTACAACTGACTCTAATGCTCAAAGAGATTGTGATTATATATTCAAGATTTATGATTGTGGTAAATGGAATCCTATTGTTGGGTTTAATACTACTGCTGCTAATAAGATAAATATAGTAGCTGGAACTTCATATCGGTATACGTTTGATGGGGAATAGTATACATCCAACAGTAAGTCAGAATTTGACTTGCCGTTATTTACAAATGATTCTCCATAGGAATTATTTAGTGCAGGTCCTCTTGGTGTGGCATTAAATAAATTTGTGACAGATGAGCAATGGGGAACTATTTATGATAATCATCTTAAAACTATAATTTAGAATTATCCTTTTGATTTATGGCCAGCTGAATCAAATACACTTGGTGGTATTATGATGAACACATTTCCTGCTGCTAATTTAAATCATTTTTCTGAAGTCAAATATTATAATAATACAAATAAACATCCGTTTGTAGATGTTTCTGATATTATTACTATTATAAACAACGGCGATGCTGGCGACATTAATGTTAATGTAATTGGTGGTGATGGTGAAATTAGTCAAGAATTGCTTTATGCTTCCTTTAACCATTCAAGAAGTATTAAAAAAGATTTTACTTCAGAAGTAACATCTGCAAATAAGCCTAAATTTAGTATTTGGGGTGCTAGTGACCCAACAAATGCTGGTAAATTCTTAATGTTAAGAGAAGATTATGACGAATGGGAACAATCTAGTCATGGAGGCCAAGATTATGGTGATGACAATAACGCAGTAAGATGGGTTGATTTATCAGATTGGATGAATAATAATTATGAGTTAAGAGTGGCTTCGTTAAGTGCCCTTGGTGGTATCAAAGCTGATACACATGCTGGTTTGCTACAAGGGAAATATGTTGCTGAATGTAAATTATATAATCCTATTCACCTTGTAAATCCAAATTCATATCGTAAAGAAGCTTTATGCGTAGATATTAGAGATGTAAAAAAAGCATTGGATGATTGGTATGCTGACAATGATTCTACCGTATGGGATTTAAATGTAGGTAGTGGTTATGGTATAAATACAATTAAGTTATAGCTTTACAATCAAAATACAGGAGTAATAACAAATAGATATACTCATATACTTGATGGTTATACAAGTAATACTGGACAAGGATTATTCTGTCGCACAAAATATTATGAAAATGGTAATGCTTTTGGTAATCCTTATGGTCTTGAATGGGTAAATGCTCAAACAATTGTTGAAGAAGGTCTTGGTATTAGTTCTGGAATTGGTTATTTATATTATAATGGTAGTTCGTTTGTATTAGATTCTGGTACTGAAGGTGGAGGTAGCGGAACAACTTATTATCCATTAAGTTCAAATAATTATAATACAGCTGGTAATTACGTCATTGGGGTATCATCTGGAGGTACAGGAGGTTCTAACTACTATCTTAACGGTTTAGGTCAATGGACAACTCCTCCTAATACAACATATAATGATTTTTCAGGCTCAACACACGGATTAGTTCCTGCTTCTACGGCTGCATCACAAGATAAATATCTTAAAGGAGATGGTACTTGGGGTACACCAAGTGTTGAAGCTGACTTTGATATAGACATGAATACTTCTATAGAGGATGATGCAGATTTTACACTTAATGATACCCTTCTTACATCAACTAATCTTTCAAATCCTATAAATTAGCGTTTGTCAGAATGGAATTACTATAATATTGATGGTGATAGTAAAACAACACAATTTACATTTACTAATACTCATGTTTCTGGTAATGCTATATATATCAGATTTAATACTGGACCACATAATGATGTTACTATAAATACAGATGCCGATATTATATTTAGCAATATGGCAGTAAGACAATCATATTCTTCTGCAAAGTTTACTTCTAATAGTAGCTACTTGATAACAATTTAGTTCGGTATAATAAAAATAGAATTAATAACAACTTATTCTAATAGCGAAAATGTTTAATTTATTAAAAAAGAAAGTTAATTGTAATCAAAATTCCATATCTTGGAAGAATAAAGATATTGTTATTATATTGGATAATGGACATGGCAAAGATTGCTCAGGCAAGTGTTCTCCTAAATAACCTCATGCAACAATTATTAAATGGGCAAAAAATAATAAAAACGGTTTACATATTATATAAAAAGTATGAATCTTAAGGTTAAACGAATCTTTAAAGGAGAGAATTATACAATAGGAAATCTTTATATTAACGAAGGTTTTTTCTGTAATACTCTTGAAGATAAAGTAAGAAATCTTCCAAAAGAAATGAAAATTTTTGGAAAGACAGCAATTCCTAGTGGAGTTTATGAAGTTGACATGAATTCTATATCTCCAAAATTCAAGAATCGTTCTTGGGCAAAGAAATATAAAGGGATTGTTCCAAGACTTAAGAATGTTCCATATTTCAGTGGGGTACTAATTCATCCTGGAAATTAGGCAGAAGACACCGATGGATGTCTATTGGTTGGTGAAAATACAGAACCTGGAAAAGTTTTAAATTCATAGAAATATTGGTTTATGCTTATGGATAAGCTAATTAAAGCTAGGGATAACAGAGAAAAAATAATAATTGAAATAATATGAAAGACAAGATTATCATAATATTGCTTGCGGTATTGTTGGGATTGTGTGGGTTTGGTATTTTCAAATCCATACAAGCCAGCAAAATTCGCAAGCAGTATGACATAACAATGCAGAACAACAAGGCTTATGAAAGTCAACTTGATGTAATCCAAGAAGAGAATAGAATTTTTCAATTTACTGTAGAGTAGCTTGAAGTGCTTAATGATAAGTCTATTAAAGAACTAGATTCTATGCGTAAAGAACTTGGTATTAAAGACAAGAAAATACAACAGATGAGCAAAGTAAAGGAGAAGATATACATCGTTGATTCTATAGTAGTCCACGATACTATATTTGATAAACCTGACTTTGTATTAGATACATGTCTTGGTGATGAATGGTATTAGAATTGTCTTCATATGGCATATCCTAATGAGATTTCCTCTCAAATTGATATAAACACTGATTTAAGCTGTTTTATACACACATCAAGGGAAACTATCAATCCACCTTGTAAAACATGGATAGGACGCTTATTTTAGCGTAAGCATACTGTAATTAATGTTACAGTAAAGGAAAACAATCCATATTCAAATATTCAAGAAACTAAATTTATAAAAATAATAGACAAATGAACATAGATTGGACAGAAGTAATTGTATAGATGGTAACTGTTTTATTTTCTGGAACTTTTCTTTTTGGATTATATAAACTAATCAAATATAGAAAATAGAATAAGACTATAAAAGATAATTAGGCAAATGATTCCACTACTTAGAGTATTAATATGTAGTTAGCCTTAATGAAGACTTATTGGACTGATATGATGAGTATGATGGAAGATGTAAAGCAATCTGCAAAACAAGGTAATTTAAATTAGAACGAAATAATATCTAGTATAAAAATGTTAGATACTAGAATGGACTCTATGGAAGTTACATTAAGTAATCTTGTAGAATGGGCAGATGGTCCTTTTAATTAGTTTCTTGCTAATAAACAAGAAAGTTTAAAAGAAAAAACAGAATTTAAACGAAAGAAATAAAAAGTTAATTTAATAATAAAGATTATAAAAATGAAGAAGTTTAATAGATGGCTCATGGAGCATGGATTCTTTTGGGAAGAGGATGATGAAAAAGCAGGTCTTGTAAGATTGTATGCTTTAATAATTACTTTTGTATTATTTATAATAACAGGAATTATAATTCCTAAACATTCAGAATTGATTATATGTATTTGGGCTGGAATTGTAACTTTTGCTTCTCCTGTTATTGCTGGAACAAAAGCTATTGTCACAAAAACAAAATGGAATCCTTGGTATTGGATTCCTGTTGTTAAAGGAAGTGTAGTTGGGGGACTTGTAGCAATGTTGATAGTATGGATTGTAAGAATGTGCTTTTGAGTTTAAAACAAGATAAACTATTGCATTTCATAGTAGGAATCCTATTAGTTGACTTCTTATTTGTGATATGTAATATCTTCTTTTCTTTTTGGATAAGTATCCTGATTTCGTTTGTTGTATCTACAATTATAATGGCTGGAAAAGAGATTATATATGATAAAATAATGGGTAAAGGAGTATGTAACTTATAGGATTTTATATATGGATTTGTTGCGATAATAATATAGTCAATTACATTTATACTACTTAATATAATATAAAACTATGGCAAATATTGATAAAATAATAAAAAGTAAAAATTAGCCTAAGCAAACTAATGTAGCTTGGGTTGACTTAAGTGGTGAAACGCCTATTGAAAAACATTATATAAATGGTAGATGGGTGGCCACAAGTTCTAAAGGTTCAGGCGGAACTACAGACTATTCAAGGCTTAATAATAAACCAAGTATTAATGGTGTCACTTTGAGTGGTAACATGAGTGCATCAGACCTTAGGCTTGCCACGGCAGCTCAAGGAACAAAAGCTGATAATGCTATTCCTATGCCTACTGGCACTGATGGTCAAATACTTGAAAAAGATTCAAACGAGACAAGTGGTGTAAAATGGGTAAACAAGCCCTCCGACGGTCAAGATGGAGCATCTGCATACGAATTATATGAACAAGCTGAAATTGCCGCAGGCAGAACACCATTATCGCAAGAAGCGTGGCTCGCTTCCCTGAAAGCAAATATTGGTGAGTTCTTATTTGTACCGACAGATGCTGCCGCTGTTACGGCAATGGCTACAATTGGGCAGACATATTCTTCAGCGATTGACCCGTTAGGTAAGAATGTAGCTCCATCACAAAACACTTTGAGTGTTATTTTGCTTATGAATGATGATGCTACCACGCCAACCAAAACCATGATGATTGCTACGCAAGATGATGGCAGCAGTGGTTTTGAGTTCGTCTACGCAGGTGACTTGCAGAGTGCCATGCCGAGCAATGTGTTGACTGAAACTGACATTGACAATTCTTTCGCAGGTGGAAGTGGCAAGGTGGCTGGTGCAATTGAAGTGAAAAATCTTGCTGCTGCAACAACAGATGTTATAAATGGCAAAAACCTCTTGTACGGAGATTGGGAAGGAGGTTACTATAATGGTGAAGGAATTGTTAGAGGTAAAGGAGATGGTCTTTATTACAACATGGTAATCGCTTGTAATCCAAATACAGATTACTATTACTCTGTTAATGATGGAAACATTGGGAGTAATGTCGTTTACTATGTTTTAATTGCAAATGATGATTCTATAACTGTTGGTGATTCTCTCAGAACAAATGGAATAGCAATTCACACAAACAGCAACACAAAAGCTATTGGCGTATCTATCGCAGTTGGTAAAATGGCTTCTGAGCCACAACTTGAATTGGGAGATTCAAGGACAACATATGAAGCACCATATCAGCCAACAATAGTCATGAAAAGTCAAGACGTGTTCTTCCACAGTGGTGAAAAAGTCCAAGATTCAGATGTGACTGATGATTTCGTCGGAGAGAATGAGCAGAACAAAATAGCAGACGCAAGGCAAATAAATAAACTATTAGAAACAGAAACACATACAAGTAAGAATCTACTATATCTTGCAGAATGGGAATCGAAATTCTATAGTTCTGAGGGTTCTTTGGAGTACGGTTCTTTATATCACCATAAGGATGTTCCTTGCGATGAAGACACCGTTTATTGCTTGTCTGTGGAAAGCGGTGTTATAGGTTCAAAGTATGTGTATGTAGTTCTGCTTGACGAGAATAAAGGAGTTCTTTCTGATGGTGGGATTGTAGGGAAGACAGATGTCTTATCATTATTGATAAATACTGGTACTGCAAAATATATTGGTGTTTCTGCGGCTATATCTGCTGATGATTTACAGCTTGAAGTTGGGACGAAGAGAACATCTTATGAAGAGCCTTATGAACCTTATCAATCTACAAAGATAAAAGAGTCAATGTTACCGCCGGTTGTAATTCCAGATGGTAGTATCACGCAAAGCAAACTTTCCCAGGATATTGTAGTAGAGGCAAAGCCTAATACATTTAATCGAATTTTCGCTAAGGACAATTATTTGGCAAGCAATACACAATTATTCACAGATTTTATAGAATGCTTCAAAAACATTACGGTAGTTGGAAGGATAATGTCTTCGTTTACGGAGGTACAAATGGGTCTTGGCTATCATGACTATTATGGTGGCTCGTTTAGGATAACAGGTCAAGATATTATTTATGTGAAAAGCAGTTCTGACATTATTGACACTACGGTGCAACATGGACTTTCATTAGGAACTGAAACGATTATAATAATAGACAAAGGTGTTGATTTGGCCACAAAAGTGACGCTCATTAATGATAACGGAGAGATGTATCAACACACCTTCAATATCAGCCCGTATTATAGCATACAAGGCAGACCATTCTTGTCTAATAATGGCAACTCTGCGATTAGTGCAGAAATAACACTTATCCCAAAAGATATTAATCAGAAAATATGGATGTTCGGTGATTCTTACTTCTCGTATAATTCAAGCGCAAGATGGCCATATTACCTGATAAATGATGGATATGTATCTAATTTAATGATAAGTAAGGGAGGTGATTCTGCAACTAAAGCCTTAGATTCTCTAACGACCTTGTTGGCAACTGGTTCGCGCCCATCTTATATTCTATGGTTTATGGGTATGAACGCAGGTAATGACAATGGTACGTCACCAAATGCAACATGGCTTGAAAAAACACAATCGATGCTATCTATGTGTGAAGAATATTACATTACCCCTATTTTGTCCACAGTTCCAACAGTTCCAAACGGCTCTCATGTTTATATGAACCAATGGATTAGAGAAAGTGGATACAGATATATAGACATGGCTATCGCAGTTGAAGACCCAAATGACATCAACACCGACCATCCAAACCATTGGAAAAACTGGGGAGAAACTAATCAAATGTTGGCAGGAGGTGATGATTTGACACATCCTACATCTTACGGTGCAAAAGCGTTGTATTCCCAAGTCTTGTCGGATTTCCCTGAAATAACAGTTTTATTGTAATGCAAGAGCGAAACATAATCGGAGGAGTCACAGCGTCTGTCCTGTCACCTTTCATTGAGGGGTGGCAGCAGATGCTGAGAATAAAGTATAAATTAAAAATAAATAATAAAATGGAAGATTATAAAGAAAGATTAATAGAAGAGCAAAAAGAACTTAAAGAGAAAGTATCTAAACTAACTGAATTTATGAATTCAGAAGAGTATTATAAACTTTCTCCAAACAATAGACTTGTATTAAAGAACCAAAAGATAGCTATGGATTTATATCTTCAAGTGTTAAATACTAGAGTATTTGAGGATATAGACAAAATCTATGTTCCAGACTACAGTTTTATGCAGATGTTTGGAGCTGCCTTTGGTAATAATTGTGGATTTGGAAGTACTAGTTCTTTTAACCAATTAAAAGAACAAGCCAATAAAGCTAATGAAAAAGAGGAACAAGTAGTTGTTGTATAATAAAAATGTGTATTTTTGCAAAGTAAAATTTAAAGATATGGCTAAAAATAAAATAGGTAATTTATTTGATAAGACAATAGTCTGGGGATGTTCATTAAATGAATTAAGAGAAAATGAACTTCTTTATACTAAAGAAGATAATGTTATAGTTATCAAAAACAATAATGGAACTAAAGTTATAGGAAAGCAAAATAATCCTATATTACCTACTGGTAATAAAGAAATAATGACTACTGAAGAAATAGACGTTTCTGAATATGCAACAGCTCAAATAGTAGATGCTAATCTTAAGGCTGAAAACATCAAAGACGGTGTTATTATATTAGGTATTACAGGTGAATATACTGGAAAATCTAAAGAAGTTGAAGAATAATTAATTAAATAATATGGATATGGCTGGTAGAAAACGCGGTGGAAGTATGTCTCCTAAAGCTGGTGTAAAACACAATGGACACAAGTAGAGCTGTGGAGGAAAAATCAAGGTTAAGAAGTAAAAAGCTTTATAAAGTAACATTGGTATTGTTAAAAGTAATACCAATGTTACTTGCTTTTTGTTATGTCTTGAATACTACTTTGTATGTATTTGGGATAGATTCTTATATTTTGTCTCATATTGCAGGAATGTCTTTATTACCAATGATATTTCTTTATCTTACAAGTTATGTGTTTCAGTTTTGTGAATATCATAGGATGTTTCTACATTATGTTGTATTAAATGATATTATAAATATCTTAGATGCTTATTTTGGAGAAAATATAAGTGATTGGACATATATTTCAATACATCTTGTATTATTATTTGTTTGCTTGATAATTATTTTATACTTATATAAAAGAAAAACATGAAAGCTAAAGACCATTTGATTCTAATACATCTTCTTGAGGATAGTCTTGATATGCTTAGAAGTGGTAGTTGTGACTTAAGTGAAGAATCTTGTTATAGTCTTATAGATACAATGAGAGAACTTATCCATCCTAATAAACCTGAATTTATGAGTAAACAATAGGCTGCCGATTTCCTTCATATAAGTATTCCTACATTAAACAAGAGAATCAAAGAAGGTAAGGTTCCTTAGCCTAAAAAGATTGCAGGATTAAAAGAGAAGGTCTTTCTAAAAGGAGAGATTTTAAAAATTAAGTAAAATATTTTACACTTGTTTATAAACCCATTCAGTTGATACTGAGTGGGTTTTTTGTTTTATATATACTTGTTAGACAAAAGTTGCTTTCTGACATAATTTTGCATTCGTAAGCTTACAAAAACAATTAAAATTTAACTTATTAAATGTAAAAATTATGGAAGAAAAAACTAAAACTTATGTGTTTAATCCTGACAATGGGATGAACAATGCTTGGCCTTGGCTTGCTATGAACAATAACAATGGTCTTGGTGGCTTAGGTGGCTGGGGAGGTGGCATCCTCGGTTTCTTTCTTGGTCTTTTGTTTGGTAACAATGGTATCTTTGGCAACGGTGGCTTTGGAAATGGAGCTAATGGTGCTGGATTCTTAAGTAACCAAATCAATAATGACTCTGGTAGAGAACTTCTGATGAATGCCATTACTTCTCAAGGTGAAAGACAGCATGAAGCTATTTCTACCTTATCTACTATGTTAGGTCAGGACTTTAATCTTGTGAACAGTAATGTTCAAACTATAATCACTAGTTTGAATCAGATTGGAAATGCACAAGGTATGGGTACTTTACAAGTAATTAATGCTATCTAGGCTGGTAATGCTTCTATGGCTTCACAGCTTTGTGAGTGTTGCTGCAATATGAGACAGTTAGTTACTGAATAGGGTTATCAAGGTCAATTGAGAACTATTGAGCAAACCAACACTCTTGGTAATGCAATTAGTGCAAACGGTAGAGGTATAACCGATGCTATTGCTGACCTTAAGACTTCTATGATAAGTGAGTTCTGTGCTGCTAGAGAAAGAGATATGCAGAGTAAGATTGATATGTAGGGTGACATTATTACTCAGTTGAGAAACTAGATTAGTAATGATAACCAGACTTTGGCTTTCAATCGTGCTTTTGCTGCTCTTGATGACAAGATTGACGCTATTGCTTCAAAACAGCCTAATACTGTTCCTGTGCAGTGGCCTCAGTTGATGGCAGTCAACACCTCTCCTTATGTGTCTGGTGGTGTCTATGGTAACTTTAATTCACCTTTTAATTTCTAAGGAGGACAGCCATGAATTGCTTTAACATAAACACTAATGTCAATGGTATCCCTTATTTAAGGACTACTGGAGTGACTGTTGGAACTGACACTGTTGATTATCAACTTGGTTTCAGAAGAATACCTGCCGTTAGCTACCTTACAATCAATTTGAGTGATGCCATTCCTACAGGTACTACTACAACTTTACCTATAAGATTTACTCTTAATGGTAATACCAGAAACTTAACCCTCTTAGGAGGTACTAATGTTACTGTTGCTGATGTAGGTACAGGCATCATTACTGTGTTTTATGATTGGTATAATGG